TCAAAGGGATTGAGCGTTAAATGGAATGACTTCCGACACTTCTTCCGACAGTATTTTTGAAAAAGCATCTGAAACATCACGTTTGGCACTATCTATAATATGGCCATAAGTAGACTCAATCATCTTAGGTGTATTACCTAAACGTTCAGCAACATAGAATATAGACTGATTACCTTTTAATAGTAATGTAGCATGAGAATGCCTAAAAGCATGTGCATGGATTTTTATATTTAAATCCTCAGACATCTGATTGAATGCTTGATAAATGATTGTTCTAGAAATAGGCTTTAATCCATAATTACCAACAAAAATTGCTGAATGGATATCGATAGGTGCATTACGATAAAACGATTTATTCTCGATGTATTTTTGATATTCTTTCAACATTTTTATCAATTCAGGATCTACGTGAATTGTTCTTTTTGAACGTTTCGTTTTTGTTTTTGTAAAATTGTCATGGTCGTTTCTAGATTCTCTAATACTGATCGTATTATTTTTGAAATCAATATCTGTCCATCTTAATGCTTGTAATTCACCAATTCTCATTCCTGTATAGGTGAGGGTATAAACAATAGTTTTATAAACAGGTTCCATTTTATCTGCGTAATTTAATATCCTTTTTAATGTACTTTGATCATAGAATATTGGTTGAGCATCTTCTTCTTTAAAATGCATTTTTCCTGATATTTTATTTCGTTTTAATTTTTCATTATCAACCATGAAATCCAGAATAGCAATAAAAGTACAATAGATGTTATATGTTGTTCTATAATTCACTTTCTCTTGAAGCGGATTGATTAAACTAGTTTGTACCTCATAAGGTGTTAATCTTGATAAATAGGTTTTACCTACTAATGGGATGATGTGATTATTAATATAGTTTTTGTTGTTTCTTAATGTTGAGTTTGCCCAGCTTGGGCTTTTAAATTCGAAATACATTTCAGCAGCATGTTTAACCGTAAGTTTGTCGGCTTCAATAACTGAATAATCTTGTTCTTCGATATCTGTTTTTAATAACAATACTTCTCTATATGCAGCTTTTTCAGTTAAGAATCCACTTTTTTGTTTTTCTTTTCGTTTGCCATCTAAGTAGTATTTGAGTCTATAGCAATAACGTTTATCACCATTTGTGGTCTTATAACTATATACATTTTCATATTTTTTCGACTTAATATATTTCATTGAAACTACCTCCAGTTAAGTTTGGAGACTTGGGGAGGTTGTTAAGTCTTAGGATATCACCACCTTTCAAGATGTATGTAATTTTAAATATTGCGATGTTTTTTTATGAATTTGATATAACTGATTAACTTTTTTACTTCTTTTTGATTACAATCTTCTAGTTCATGTAAAAGTTCAAAATATAACTTTTGAGATATATTTGTTTTAACAACTCTATTTTTATATTCTTCGGATTCTGTAAAAAAAGTAGTAGGTACTTGAAGTTCATCAGCTAAAACTTCAATTACATATTCTGGTAGAATTAGTGGATCAGTTCTTTCATATCTGTATATTGTATGAACAGACTTATTTAATTTCTTAGCTAAATGGTCAGGACGAATTTTTAATTCTTTTCTTCTTTTCCTTATTTTATCTCCTGATATCATTAGCCGTACCCCCTTGAAACACTATTTATTATCTTCAATCATTTTGTCATAATCAGATGCAACCATCTCTAGCCATTTATATACTTCGCTTTTTCTTTTATGACCAGGATTGATTAATTTCAATTGATGACCAGCATCAGTTAAAATATAAATATGTGTATCTGTAAATTTTAATATTTTCATTGATATCCTCCTTATAAGAAAACATCACTATATGTGAGGTGTTTTATAATAGTTAATCAATTTAATTTTTTGGATTTAACCATTTTGTCATATGAATCAGCAAATTTAATTAATTTATCTACTATTTGGCTGCTGTTCAAATCTTTATGATTAGAATAATAAATTATATGTCCGTCTTCGGTTTTTATTTTTAAACCTTTATCTGTTAAACCTAATATTCTCATTAATTGCACTCCTTAATAGTGTTTAATGTGGTGAAAATTGAAGTTTTAAAAATATAAATTTATGATTTTTGATCTTCAATCATTTTATCGTAATCAGACGATACTATTTCTAACCATTCCATTAATTGTTTTTTGTTTTTAAAACCTGGTGTTGCAAGTTTTAATTGATGTTTTTCATCAGTCAAAATATAAATGTGTGTATCGGTAGATCTAAGTATTTTCATTGAAATCCCCCTTATAAGAAAACCTCACGTAGTGTGAGGTTAGTTGGTTATTGACCGTATTGTTGTTCGTAGTATTCTATTGCCTCTAAAATTAGGTCCCCATCATCACCTTCATAAGTACCTTTCTTGATTTCATTTCTTAATTGTATTTCACCAGATGATAGACCTGAACCTGTGTTATTTCTCCATTCTTGATTTGGTAAATTCATGTACGGATTATCTGATGAAGAAGGTTGCTGAGAAGTGTCCTGTTTAGGAATCTCTTTCCAATTTCCGTTTTCATCTTCTTTATAAGTTGGTCCATTAGTATCGTATTGACCACTTGGTTTACCGTAATTTTCTTGTTGTTCTTGAATTGTTTGTTCGTTTTGTTGTTCTTGTGTAACTTCATCGGTAGGTGCAGCCTCTTGTGTAGTCTGTTGTTCATTAGTTGCTACTTCTTCAGTAGATTGTTCTTCAGATTTAGGCTCAGTTTTCTTAGATACTTCTTTGTCCTTAGATTCTTTCTTATCTTCCTTTTTGGCATCTTTCTTAACTTCTTTCGTTTCCTTAGTATCATCTTTAGATGAACTTTCTTCTTTTTGACCACATGCACCCAATACTAATAAACTTGAGAATAATAATACCAATAACTTTTTCATTCCACATTCTCCTTAATTAAATTCTATATGTTTAAACACCTGTAAAGGTTCAAATTTAATAACGTAACCTTTATGATAGGTGGATATGCCGTACTTAGCTTTATAATGCTTTAATGTCATTTCAATATATTCCTCAGTAACTTCAAAGAATTTTGCCATTTCATAAAGATTATGTACACCATGCTGATAAGCAGAAATTATTCCGTCTAAAGATATTATTAATTCGTAACCATATCTACGTGCTTTGATTTCGTACTTTTTATTCATTAAAATTTCTTGATCTGTAATGTCACCGTATGTGATTTTATGATGCGCTAATTCTTCAGCAAATGTTTCGAGTTTTTTGGGTATACTGATATTTTTATTAATAATAATCAAACCATCTTGATAAACTCCATTTAACCCGTGTTCTAGGTCTCCTTCTTCTATAATAAGTTTATCATCATATTCTAATAAAATTTCTTCTAATTTACCCATATAATAACCCCTTTGCTTACTTATTACGTTTTTCTCTTATAAAATCAATATACTTTTGTACATCTTCTAATTCTTCTTTAGTTAAATCTTTTCCGTCTAGATGGAAGGCAGTAGTTTTTGGAGTGGCATAGTTGTCCTTATCTTCAATTAACGTAGATTTAGGAACATTAAAATAGTCTGCTAACTGTTGTATTTTCTTTATTCTTGGATATTTAGTTTGTTGAATCCAATTAGAAACAGTAGGTTGACTAACACCAATAGCTTCAGCAAGTTCTTTTTGGTCGATATTATGTTGATTCATTAAACGTTGTAAGTTTCTAGACAAAATTTTTCTTGCATTATTTTCATTCATGGCTTTTATCTCCTTTAATATTACATAATGTAATATTAACTTACCACATTACACATTACCTTTCAATACTTTATATAACTTTTTACGGAAAAATATAACTTTTGCGTTGACATGTGTTGCTAAGTAATATAAAGTTATAAATGCAAGCGAGGTGATAAAAATGATTGAGCAGTTACCAGTGAAAAATTGGCGTCAAATAAGAAAAATGACACAAGCCGAAGTAGCAGACAGACTAGGAGTCAATCCTAAAACAGTTATAAGGTGGGAAAAAGAAGAAACTGAACTTAGTAATTTGGCACTTTATGCATTAGCTAAATTGTATGAAATTGAAATTGACCAAATTAAAGTTTAATTTTTTTTTGCACTTTTTATAACTTTATATAACTTTTAGGGTATTAAAAGGAGGAAATCAAATGAACGAATTACAAACAAAAGCTAATATCAGTGAAATGTTTAATATCCAAGAAAAAGAAAACGGAGAAATCGCAATAAGTGGTCGTGAATTACATCAAGCATTAGAAATTAAGACGCCTTATAAAAAGTGGTTTGAGCGAATGAGTGATTACGGATTCGAAGAAAATGTTGATTATTCTACAGTTGGACAAAATTGTCCAATCGCAAATGGTGGTTTTCAATTCGTTACAGACCATGCTCTAACTTTAGACACTGCAAAAGAAATCGCAATGATACAACGTAGTGAACCAGGTAAACGAGCAAGACAGTATTTCATTCAAATTGAAAAAGCATGGAACAGTCCAGAAATGATAATGCAACGCGCATTAAAAATCGCAAACAATACAAACAAACAATTGCAGCTACAAATTGAACGTGACAAACCAAAAGTATTATTTGCTGATGCAGTTGCAACAACAAAGACATCAATCCTAGTTGGAGAATTAGCAAAGATAATCAAACAGAATGGTGTGGAAATTGGACAACGCAGGTTATTTGAATGGTTACGTCAAAATGGAGTCTTAATCAAACGTAAAGGCGTTGATTATAACATGCCAACACAATATTCGATGGAACGAGAATTGTTTGAAATCAAAGAAACATCGATTACACATTCAGATGGTCATGTCTCAATCAGTAAGACACCAAAAGTAACTGGTAAAGGTCAACAATATTTTATCAATAAGTTCTTAGGTGAACAGGTGTAGTAGATAAAGGAGGGAACACATTGAATGAATCAAAACTCAATTTGGAAGAAAGTATAGTAGAACGTAAGATTTATCATTTAATTCATGAATACGGTTTATCTTATGCACAAGTAAAAAGAGTTTTACATTTAATCGATACCAAGTTGTTACACCACATTCAAAATACTGAGATATCAAAAGAAAAAAGACCTCTTGATTTAACAAGAGGCCAAGAAGATTAGTTGTTAAGCTCTAAGTCAAGATTAGAATCAACATAACCTAGCACTGGATATAATTTTTCTTTAAATTCATTGAAGTATATTACGGTGTGTTGATGCGAATGATTGTCTCGAACACAATCCAACGCTTCTTTATATATTTCTGTAAAAGCATCAACTAACTGTGAATATTCATTACGATATAAATCCTCTTTACTTCTAACATAAGATTCTAAAGTTACAAAGTAAGAATTAGCTTTTGATAAGTAATGAAGTGCCAATAATTCATTGTCATTATCAACAATTTGTTCAATGGCTTCCTTTATATCGTAATATCCAGCAACCACTAACTTTCTTAAATATTCTTTTTCTTCAGAGAAATCAAATATGCTCATGATAAACACCTCCCTTCACATAGGGATAACTAAATTATACCAAAAGAAAAATAAAAGAGGATGTGATCTTATGCCGAAAGGAGACTGGCTAGTTGATGCAGAAGAAATTAAAGAACGAATGTGCATTGGAGAAAAATTCTTTAGAAACCACATCGTAAAAGATAGTCGGATGAAAGCAATTGAGATTAAAAAAACAAACAGAAAATCATGGTGGCCATCTGATAAAGCAAAAGATATATGTATACAAATAATGTACGAGTATGATGCTTAAACAAATTGGAGACTTGGGGAGCATACTCAAAAGGAGGAAAAAATGTATGAATATAGCGTGGAACATTATCAAATATCCAGCATTAACACTAGCAATTGTAGTTGAGTTCTTTATTATATCGTCATTCAGTACTACACCAGTTGAGCATTCGTTCTTATTCTGGATAGTTACCGTAGCTGGTTTTGAAACGGCTGATCAAATGTATAAAGGAGTTGAAGAGTAGATGAACAAACTAAGACTAATCAAAATAACACTCCTAACCATCATCTTGGCGGAGGAGATTAGAAGTGTTAGTAAATTAGTTGAGTTTTATCTAAATACTAAAATATGTCCAATTTGCTCATCAAGAGTAGTTGGTAGTGCTAACTATTGTACGAGATGCAGACACAAATTTAACTAAACAAAGATTTCTTAACAGCTTCACTTACTACATCAATTAGTAAATTTCTAGCTCCTTCTTGCACATATTCAGCAGCTTGAGACATATACTTTTTATATTTTGCTTGAGCTAAAGGTGTTGTAGGTGAATCAATAATTAAATCTGGAATTGCGTTTTTGATTATTGTCCTGTGTTCTTGAGATAACTCATCGTCTAACGAAACTAATTCGATAATATTATTTAATATTTTTTCTGTCCAAGGATAAGCAGTTCCACATTCATGACAATAGTTTGGTGGATCATATGGAGTGAAATCTATAATATCTCGATTACGATAAGAACCTTCAATTGGGAATTCACATTTTAAACAATTTGAAATTGTAGATTCACCGCATATTTTACAAAACTTTATGTAATTTGAAACATGACTCGATGCAACATGACCGTTTAAACAGATTGTAGCATTTTCATAATAACCGCGCATTTTTTCTCACCACGCTTTCATATTAAATTAATTTAATTGTACCAAATAAAAGGAGCGAGAACATGATTTATCAAAATAAAAAACTCCAACTGTTTGCAGACAGAAGGAGTCAATGAAATTAGAAATATTATGAAATTAAATTATATAACTAATCAAGGAGGACGTCAAAGGTGACCAGTAATCAAAAGAAAAGATATAGCGTATTTGCAAGGTTGTTTGAAGAGTTTAAAGTAAGTGACCAGCGTTGCTGGTTAGAAATAGATCGTAACAAAAATGGAATAGCTATTAATTTTACACATTGGCACGACTCATACGACAGCAATAACAAATGGATTGCTATTTATGAGAACCATCCAGAATCGTTTGAAAGACTTAAAAACCATATGGTCGAAGTTATGAGAGGAAAGGCTTTGATTAAGAAAGGGTTGTAAATATGTACACACCACATTTAGAACGTAATCAATATAGGCTTCAATTATTAGAAAACTGTTACTTAAAGCCAAGAAAACTTAAATACAAAGTAGAACAAGATGACAAACATATTTGTGAATTAGTTATTCATTTTAAATATGCAGGCAGTTACCATACAACATTAGATTTAATACATCCACATGAAATGGAATATGTATGCAAAGAAGTATACAGATGTTTACAAGAGGACCAACGATTAGCAGCAATTAAGGAGGAGTATATTAATGGCTAATATATTTGAACTATCAAGTCAATATAGAGAAGTATTGGAAATCATTCAAGACAGTGAGGATGACAAAGCATTAAAAGACACATTAGATTCTATTAACGATGCCATAGAAGATAAAGCAGATGGCTATTATGCAGTTGTTAAAACGTTAGAGTCAGAGAATGAAGCAATTGATCGTGAAGTAAAAAGATTACAAGAACGTAAGAAAAAGAATAATAACGGTATTGAGCGTTTAAAAACTACTTTATTAGAAGCAATGACCTATACAGCTAAAACAAAATTTAAAACTAAACTACACAATTATTCAATACGAAATAATGCACCTTCTTTAGACATTAAAGATGAAACTAAAATACCGAAAGATTTTTATAAAGAACAACCACCGAAACTCGATAAACGCGGGTTATTAGCTCATGTTAAAGCTAATGGTGAGTTTGATGGCGTAGAGCTTAAACAAACACAATCATTGGGGGTTAAGTAAATGAGTGAACAAGAAACAAATTTATACCAACGTATCTTAGATGTTAAATCCAATATAGAAGGCTTTACAAAGGATGCTGAGGGATACAAATACAACTATGTTGAAGGTTCTCAAATCTTACACAAAATAAGAAAAGCAATGGAAGAGAATCATTTATTACTTTATCCGAGTGTCCATCATGCAGATTACAAAGACATTCAAGTTTTAGTGAAAGGCAAAATGAAACCAAATATCTTAGTAGAAATGAATATGACGTATACATTCATTAACACTGACAACCCTAAAGAAAGATTAGAAATACCATTCTATGCGATAGGTCATCAAGATGATGCCAGTAAGGCGTATGGTACAGCTTTGACATATGCCGAACGTTATTTCTTACTCAAGTTCTTCAATATTCCAACTGATGAAGATGATGCAGATGCAAAACAAAAGAAAGAGAAATATACAAAAGCTGATGATAGTGATATCAAACTATTGCAAAAACATATAGAAGGATTTGCGCAATTAGTAAAAGCAGATACTGAATCAGTCAAAGCACAATTGAAAATTATTAACTATGAAAAATTAAGTATTGCTGAAACTATGCAAGCTATTCAAACATTGAACGCCTGGAAGCAAGATATTATTAAACAAAATCAAGGAGGACAATCATCATGATCAATCGAGTTGTACTAGTCGGAAGATTAACAAAGGAACCTGAATATAGAGTGACACCATCTGGTGTACAAGTTGCGACATTCACTTTAGCAATCAATAGAACTTTTACTAATGAAAATGGGGAAAGACATGCAGATTTTATTAATTGCGTTGTATTTAGAACACCAGCAGAAAATGTTAATAAGTATCTAAATAAAGGTAATTTAGCAGGCGTTGAAGGCAGACTTCAATCAAGAAGTTATGAAAACAATGAAGGTAAACGTGTATATGTCACAGAGGTTGTATGTGACAGTGTACAATTCCTAGAACCGAAAAGTAATAACCAACAGCAGAGTAACTATCAACGCCCTCAATATAATCAACAACAAGGCTACCAACAACAGAATTATCAACAACCAAACAATTACCAGCAACCACAAAACAATCAATATCCAGCACCACAACAACATAATCCGTTTACCAATGCCAATGGACCAATCGATATAAATGATGATGATCTACCTTTCTAAATGAACAGGAAGTGAAGCAATGACTCGAATTATAACGTATCAGCAAAACTATGACGGTAGCCATACTATCGTCATAGATGATGCTGAATTAGACGATAAAACAACGTTACTGCTCGATAACAATGTGCCTGTCAACGTGAAGTTAGATGTACTAGATATCGATACGATAACCGATAAACAACGTCGTAAGATATTCGCCTTATGTAATGACATAGAAGCACACACAGGGCAACCAAGGGAGTATATGAGACAGATGTTTAAAGACTACATTGTGTTCATGAATGGCTATGAATCGTTTAGCTTATCAAATTGTAGTAGGAAAATAGCTAAAGAATTAATAGAGATTATTATCAATTGGGTTTTCATACATGACATACCTTTAAATTATCGTACTAGCGATTTGTTAAAGGACGATAAGAGTTTTCTATATGTAAGTACCATCAATCGGACATGCGCCATTTGTGGTAAGCCTAATAGCGATTTAGCACACTATAACGCAGTAGGTAGAGGACGAAATAGAAACAAGATTGATCATACAGATAACAAAGTGTTAGCACTTTGTAGAACTCATCATACTGAACAACACACGATAGGAATGGATAGCTTTAATAAAAAATACCATTTAGAAGATAGCTGGGTTCAAGTAGATGAAAGACTAAACAGGATGTTAAGAGGTGAAAATAATGGCGACATTTAGAACTATTAAAGAAAGTGGAGACTTTGTAACTGTTCATAAAACATTTGTATTTGATGAACGACTAAGCGCTAAAGCTAAAGGCATTTTATTGTATTTCTTAAGTAGACCTGATGATTGGCAAATTTATACATCAGAGGTAGTAAAACATATGAACGATGGTCAAAAAGCGATTAATACAGGCATAAAAGAATTAATTGATTGTGGTTATGTTCATAGAAAACAAAAAAGAAATGAAAGTGGAGTTTTTAATGGCTATGAATATCTAGTTTATGAGAAACCCACCGAAATGCCATTATCGGCAAACGGAAAAACGGCAAACGGATTATCGGCAAACGGAAAAACGGCAAACGGATTATCGGCAAACGGAAAAACGGCAAACCGAAAAGGGCGAACTACTAATAATAATAGTACTAATAATGATTTAACTAATAATAACAATACTAAGAATGACAGTAGTAGTAAGCAGTCGCCGTTTGACTTTTACCAAGCTAATGGTTTTGGCGTACTTAAGCCATATATTGCAGATCAAATTAGTGCTTGGATAGATGACTTCAAAGAATACGGAAATGAAATAGTTATAGCAGCTATGAAAGAAGCAGTAAACAATAACGTAATAACTTGGAACTATGTTAACTCAATACTTAAATCATGGCATAACGATGGCGTTAAAACATTGGACGATATTTCAGCAAGAAGTAATAAACGAAGTAAGCAAGAAAAGATATCTGATGAAGATAATCCATATCTTAAATATATGAATAATTGAGGTGATTTAATGAACGACTTATTTAATCCTAAATTAGCAAATAAATTAGAACATAAAACACAGCCTAAATTAATTAAAGAAGCTAGATGTGAAAAATGTGGTCGAGATTATGAAGAATATCAATTCAAAAGTGGTTATTCATTCAAGTTAGGTTGTGACTGCGAAATGATTGAACATGGTAAAGAAATGTCAAGAAACTTCAAATACCAACAAAAACAAAAAGAAGTTAATCGAATACTTAAATTTTCGAGTGAAAATGAGGAAACAAAGAGTGCAACATTCGAAGCTTTTATTCCTGAAAATGAAAGTCAAGAGAAAGCAAAGGCACTATGCAAGAGATATGCAGAATCATTCACTTTAGAAAATAAACAATCACTGTTATTACAAGGTTCTTTTGGATTAGGTAAATCGCATTTAGCAATGTCGATTTTAAAAGAAGTTAAGGACAAGAACTATTCTGTATTATTCATTAACTTATCAGAATTGATATCAAAGTTTAGGTCTACATTCGATAAAAATAGTGAGTATTCAGAATCAGATTTAGAAAGAGCAATAAGTCAAGTTGATTTAATGGTGTTTGATGATTATGGCATGAACGTTACTGATTATGGCATGTCAAAACTATTTCAAATTGCTGAAAGTAGAAAAGGCAAACATAACATCATCACAACTAATTTAACGATAAAAGAACTTACTGCAACAAAAGACCAACAAAGATTGTTCAGTCGCTTAATGTCTAATACAACTGCGTTAACACTTGAAGGCGATGACTATCGAATGAAAGGATTTAGACAATTAACATGATAACAATTAAAGAAATACAGAGAAGATTAAACTGTAGCGAGGAAAGAGCAAAATTGTTTTTCAAATGGTATGGCAATGATTACGAAAAGTTATATGAAGAAATAGCTTTTCAAGAATACAAATTGAAAAACACACCAGCAATTATTGAAAACTGTTAAGGAGTGATCACATGAGAGCGTACAGAGTAGTAACTAAAACACCTGTAGTATTTGAGAGAACTTTTGAAATAGTAGCTGAAGATGAAGAAGACATCAGAAACCAATTGGATACAAGAATGAAATCATGTCCATATGACTTTTCTGATACGAATAATTTTGAAGTAGGCGAATATGATTTAGAAAATATAGAAGTGAGAGGTATTGAAAATGGCTAACAAAATTATACCTAACAGGAAAGTAATGGAGGGGTTAAGGGATGGAAGAATGGGGCTATTACCCCGTAATTAGTCTTTAATTAGATCCTGTAAAGGTTTTAACAAACCATCACGATATTCAATGTGTTCAGTAATAACAGCTCTTGAAGTTCTTAACTCAATGTCTAAACCATCAGCAAAAGTAAATCGGTCTTTTCTTAAAAAGTACAAGTAAAACTCAGTTGCACCGTATGATTCTAAATATATAGGTAGTTGAGTAGTTTTGATTGGTTGATTCATTTTACTACCACCAGTAATAAATAGTTCTCTGTTATCACAGTATTCACCATTAATACAAAATCCTGAAATTGCAATTGGTTCAGAAGAGTTATTAGTAACTCTCAGATGCGTGTAATACCCAGAGTTAGGAACGTAATAAATATTTAAAAACTCATAATCAATATTAAACTTTTGTTGTTCCCAAGTCCTCAAATAATTAAATGCAGTTAAAAACATCATCGCAAATGAAATAAATAAAGAAAGCAAACTGATAAATAGTGTCATAGAAATCCTCCTTGATAATAAAAATATACCGGAATTGATATATAAATGGAAGAACATTCAATGAATTATATAAAAAGAAAATTACCTTTTATACAGCACAACGAAAATAAACAATGTAAAACCTGTTTTCAGTGTCCTAATTGTTTAAGTTATGAAAGTGATAAGGAACATATATTCAATGGTCCAGATATCATTTATATAAATAGGATTTGTTACGACTGTGGTTACACAACTTTATACAAGGCATTTACTAAAGGAGTGATGGCGAATGAGCAAAACAAACAGTCCTATAAGTATGCTACTATACCAGACACAGTTGAACCACCAATCGATTATGAAGACACAAAAGCCTAAAAAGATAACGAGCCGTGGTTCAGTGGGATGGGGAGATGTTGAATGGAATTAATAATAGCTTATATAGTAGCAATGATGATTGTTTCGATAATTTTTTATGATATCAAATTCATAAATAGAGAAACAAAAATAATATTAATATTTATAGGTATGGCAACTATCTTTGGAATATGTCAGAAGTTAGATTATTACGGACCAGTTGCAATAGTTTTATCTTTTGTAATTGCACAGTTTGTTGATTTAAAGAAAGAAGTGAGTAAGAAATGACATTCGGATTAATACTATTCGCAGTTATAGTCATTGCGTTAGTGATAAATGCAGTTAAGGAGTGACCACATGTTTAATAAAGACATACAGAATATGATGTTTGAGTTAACTTTAGAAGACTATAAAAAACAAATACAAACCGAAGAGAATAGATTAGGGCTTTGCCAAATGAAAGTACTCTTTGATGAAATAGTTAGAGCAGGGTTTACAGAAGAACAAGCATTTAAATTTATTATCACGAAAATGAAGATGGAGGAAGATAATAATGGAACTCAATAAATATCAAGAGGTAGCATTAAGAACTCATAATACTGATTCAAATATAACAGAAGCATTAACAAACTATGCTTTAGGTTTAAATGGAGAGTCAGGAGAAGTGGCAGACATTATTAAGAAACATATATTTCATGGCCATGAGTTAAACAAAGAAGAGATAGTAAAAGAGTTGGGTGATGTACTTTGGTACTTATCATCACTTGCGAGTATGTGTAATGTAACGTTAGATGAAGTGGCAGGACATAACTTAAACAAACTAGGAAACAGATATCCCAATGGTTTTAATCCATTGAATAGTATTAATAGAGTTGAATGTATAAAAGTAGAGGACAAGGTAAAGTATGGTGGTAAAGAATATATTGTGAATAGCGTTTTAGGAAACACATTATTGATAAGCAATGATGTAGATGATCAGCAGGTTAATATATTTGATGTTGAAAAGGTTTGATAGTTCATACTCAGTTATAGCAGGTGGTGAGAAGTATTGTTCGAGTGGCTTAAGTTATATCGTGATTTAGATATGCAACATAAAGCATTAGAGTTGAAAAGAGATATCAGTAAAGAAGAAATTGATAGATGGTATTCAGTAAGTTATGCACGTGCAGACTTAGGGAAGAAGCAAGACATGCTCTCACGTGTCAGACAAGTTGATAGAATCCGAGAGGAGTTAGAAGAATTGAATGAGCGAATTGAAAGAATAGAAAGACAAAAGAATAAAGTATTAGAACTGATTGATCGCTTTGAAGGTATTGAACATAAGATATTGAGAAAGAAATACATTGATGATATGACACTGCAAGAGATTGCTTATGAGTTAGGTTATAGTGAACAATACATTAGAAAGAAACATGCTGAATGTATTAAGAGAATAGACTTCATTAATAGTTAGTAGTCAACGTTGTCAACAATCATGCTACACTTTCTATTGATTAATCGTGTTATTGTTATAACATAGAAAAAATATATAAAGGACTGACACATTGTGTTGGTCCTTTTACTATGTGATGAAGGAGTGATTAATATTGGTATCATGCGAAGATGTAATCATCCACCTTGTAACAAACTTATTTCACACAATGAAACGTATTGTGTTGATCATAAGAAATACATTAACAAAGCTTATAATGATGCAAGACAAAGAAACAATCCTGAATACTTAAACTTCTATAAACGTAAAGAATGGTTAAGTAAAAGAGAAATTGTATTAATAAAAAATGATTATATATGTGCTTCTTGTGGAGCAATAGCTGAAGTTGTTGACCATATCATTCCAACAAAAATAGATTGGTCAAAAAGATTAGATGAAAATAACCTGCAACCGTTATGCAATAAATGTCATAACCAAAAAACAAAAGAAGATTTAAAAAAGTACAGAATGTGAAAATAAGAAAAACAAGAAAAATGAAAAAGTGGAAAAATAAAAAATGAAAATAATAAGTCCCCCACCAAAATTGACCGGCCACTGATAAAAGTTCACCGGAACGGTGCGGGGCTTTCTTTCGGAATTTTTCCCTTTTTAAAGCTGAATTTATAAAGGAGGTGGTTTGTTTGGCAGGTAGAAAACGTGTTGCGACTGATGTTACTAAGAAAAACTTAACAAAAGAAGAAATCAGACAACGCAAAGAGGAAGAGGAACTATTAAATGTATTCGAAGGAATTCCCGAACGGCCACCTACCTGGTTAAGTAAATTGGCAAAGAAAGAATACAAGCGTATTGTTCCCTTAATGAAAGAATTGCCTATAGCAAACCTAGATTTACAGATTGTTTGTCATTACTGCGAACAAGTTTCAAGTTATTTGGAACTTACAAAAGACATACAAGAAAATGGTCATAATATACCAGTAAGAAATGACGATGGTTTAATAATGAATATTAAGATTAATCCTGCAGTATCAAAAAGGTTAGAAGTAGCAAGAGAAATGAGAGCTGCAGCTAGTATGATAGGCATTAGTTTAGATAGTCGTATAAAAATTGTCGCACCTAAGAAAAATGAAGTTGTAGAGGATCCAATGGATGAATTCTTCAACTAACAGTAAATTAATAGATCCAGTTACTTTTTATGCAAAAAAAGTGCTAAAAGGCGACATTTTAGCATCAAATATGGTTAAAAGAGCATGTAAAAGGCATATAAATGATTTAAAACGTGAAGATATAGACTATCAATGGCAACCAAGTAAAGCGCTACACGTAATTAACTTTATTGAGAAGTTACCAGATATTAAAACTGGAGAATGTCATCCACTAGCCTTATTTCAAAAATTTATTGTTGGTAGTATTTATGGTTGGCAGAACGAAAAAGGTCATAGAAGATTTAAACGTGCTTATATTAGTATGGCCAGAAAAAACGGTAAGTCTATAATAGTTGCTGGGATTAATCTTTATGAATTGCTTTTTGGTGAAAATCCTAAATTAGGTAGACAAATATATTGTACAGCTAATGCAAAAGACCAAGCTAAAGTAGTTTGGGAAATGTGTATGAAGCAGTTGAATTCATTAAGAGACAAATCGGCTAAAGTGTATAACATAACTAAAATAACACCATCAAAAAACCTTCTAGAAAATAAGCGTGATGGGTCAATATTAAAGCCACTTTCAAAAGATACAAAGAAATTAGATGGATTTGACCCATATATCGGTATTTTAGATGAGTATCATGAGGCAAAAGATGATTCAATGTTTGAAGTCCTACGTTCAGGTATGATTCAACAAGTAAATAGGTTAATAGCAATTATAAGTACAGCAGGATTTAATTTGAATGGACCGATGTATAAAGAATATGTGTATTGCAAAGGTTTGATGTATGGCAAGTTTGAAAATGATAATTACTTTGTTTATTGTGCAGAAATGGATAATGATGAAGAAATAGACGATGAAAAGAATTGGATTAAAGCTAATCCATTACTTGAAGTTGAGTCTTTTTATGATGTTGCCTTACAAACAATCAAAGATGATATGCAAGAACAAATAGACAAAGGTGAAACACATAAAATTAAAACAAAAAACTTTAATATATGGCAGTCAAACAGTGATTCATCTTTAGTTAACATTAAAGATTGGGAAAATATCAGTGTTGAGAAACCACCTGATATTAGAAACAGAGATGTATATATTGGGATCGATTTATCTAGACTTAACGATTTAACGGGTGTTGGTTTTATATATCCCATTGATAAAAAATATTATATAGATTCACATGTTTTTGTTGGTACCAAGGGAGGCATTGAGGCTAAAATCAAACGTGATAAGATAGATTATCTTGATATGGTCAATCGTGGTAATGCAACACTAACATGGTCTGAATATGGCGTTATAGATTTTGAACAAGTTGCTGAATATATCATGCGACATGTAGAAAAGTATAATTTAAATGTTGTTGCTCTATGTTATGATCCATGGCATTCTGAAGAACTTTTAACTTTTCTTGAAAAAAATAAAAGGATAACTTGGCCAATTATCGAAGTAGGACAAAGATTTGGAATAATGTCACAACCAATAAAAGCCTTTCAACTTGATGTATTAAAAGAGAAAATAATGCATTCTAACAATCCTGCATTAGATGTTGGTGTAAATAATGCAGTTCTTATATATGATAAAGAAGGGAATTGCAAAGTTGATAAATCAATGTATCGTGAAAAAATAGATAGTATTGTATCAATATTGATTGCATGGACTGAAGCAAGGATGTATGAATTCCAAGAAAATTGGGACGAAATATACGAAAGTGAAGAATTTGGTTTCTAGGTGGTGAAATGATGAAAATAGGAAAAATTATAGATTTTTTAAAACTATTGGTTGCTAATATAACTGGCATCCTTTTTTTATTGGGTTTAGCCATGGTTAATATTGCTATGTATATAAAGTTTGGTGAAACAATAGGATTAGTGGTAACGGGTTTTACCTTAATATTAATTGCATTGATTATTGACCATGAATCCAAACCAGAAAGGAGGTAGGATGATTGGGAATTTTTATCGGTAATAGAAGTAGATCAATTGAGTTGGAACGAATAGATATAGAAAAAGCTACAAAAATGTTTCCAGGAATAGAAGATGCGCCAGTATTAAATGATTATGACGGGGTAGATGCTATAAAAAACACGGACATATTTACTGCTGTAAGTATGTTGGCTGGTGACTTAGCACGAATGGATATTCAAATTTGGAAACAAGGTGTTCATGAAGAAAATAATTATTTGGAAAAGTTAATTAATGTAAGACCAAATGATTATTATAATGGATATCTTTTTAAATTCATTGTTTTTGCTAATGCTATGTTAACTGGGCACGGGTATTTTAGAATTATTAGAGATAAACAGTTTAATCCAAAAAAATTGATATTCATGAAAACGTCAAAAGTAAGTTTAAAAGCTGATGATAACGATACCCTTTACTTTGAATATAAACCAAATCACGAGGAAATTATAAAGCTAGATTACTATGATGTGGTTGATATCAAATTTCATTCATTAGATGGATTTAAAGGTATCTCACTCTTAGAGTCATTATTAAAGACTTTAGAAACTGATCATTATGGTAAACAATTTCTAGGTAATTTCTTGAAAAATGGTACACACGCAGGTGGCATTTTAAAGATGAAAGGTGTTATTGATAATAAAAAAGCTAGAGATAAAGCGAGAGAATCATTCCATGAACAGTACAGTGGAACTAAAGAAGCGGGAAAAGTTGTTGTGTTAGATGAATCTATGTCATTTGACCAATTAGAAGTTGATACAGAAATATTGAAGTTGATTAGAGATAATAAATCATCAACACGAGAAATCGCAGGAGTATTTGGAATCCCACTTCATAAGTTTGGTATTGAACCAACAAATATTAGTATTACAGATGCGAATTTAGAATACTTATCAACATTAGCACCATATATGAAAGCTAGTTGTTCAGCGTTAGAATTTTATTTTAATTCTGATTCAGATGACTTAGTTAAAAGATTTAGATTTGATACTTCTGATTTGAGAGTTGTTGACTCTGAAACACAAGCCAAGATAGATAAAATAGATCTTGAAGATGGTGTTAAAAACTTGGATGAAGTAAGAAAAACAAGAGGATTACCTCCAATTGAAGGTGGATTTGGCTCAAAACATAGAGTTGATTTAAATCATGTGAATATTGAAAAAGTAGATGAATATCAAATGAATAAATCAACTGATAATAAACATAAATCTATTTTTGAAGGAGGTGATGAAGATGAACAATGAGGAAAAGAGAATCATGAATAGTATTGAAGTTAGAGCTAATCAAGAATCAGAGAAAATGGTTATTGGTGGTTATGCACTTAAATTTAATACTTGGTCAGAAGATTTAGGAGGATTTAAAGAAACAATATCATCTGAATCTTTAAATGATACAAATTTAGATGATGTAAGATGCTTAGTTGATCACGAACCTAGTCAAATACTTGGTCGAAGTACTTCGGGAACCTTAAAGTTAGAAGTTGATGAAACAGGGTTGAAGTTTGAATGTACATTACCTAATACTACATTAGCAAGAGACATTTATGAAAACATAAAACTAGGTAATGTTAATCAATGTTCATTTGGATTCATTTTAAATTCAGATGGTGATGAATGGATGTTTGATGTAGAGAATGATATTTACATGAGGACATTAACAAGTTTTAAAGAGTTAACAGATGTTTCAGTTGTTACGTATCCTGCATATAGAGATACTGATGTAGCACCTGCTCTAAGAAGTCTTAAGGAATTGAATGATGAATTTGAACATGAAAAAGTTAAATTAGAACTTGAGTTGTTATAAATCGGTGAAGATTAACACCATTAAAAAATGAATCCAGAAGCTTACCAATTATGGTGAAGCTTATTTTTTATACAATTTTAAAATAATAGGAGTTTCAATTATGAACAAAAAACAATTGCTTGAAGCTTTAAAGAATTTAAGAACACAACGTGATGCCAAAAGAAAAGAAGCATTAAAGTACGTAGAATCTGATTTGAAAAAAGCGAAGGAACTTCGTGATGAAGTTAAATCGTTTGATGAACAAATAGCTGAAAAGGAAGAAGACTTACAACTGTTAGAAGATTTAGAGGGTGAAAATTCAAAAGAAGAGTCTAACAACAAAAAGCAATCTGAAGATGGTGAAGGCGGAGAAGGAGATTCTTCTGATGATGGTGGTGAAAATGGGCAGCGTTCACACAAGCGAAGTAATCCAAAATTGTCAAAAGATAATGCCGTAATAAAAAATAAGGTTTCAGATGCTGTAGAAAACTTCCGTAAATATCTTATTACTCAAAATACACGATCTGTTAAAACTACAGATGAAGGAGTATTAGTACCAGAAGAAATTTCTACTAAAATTGAAGATTTCACAGATGAACTAGAAGCTTTAGATAAATTAGTGGATGTTAGAAACGTTAAGACACCTATTGGTAAATTCCCAGTAAGAACTGACGAAACAAAGAAAGCAGGTTTACCAACAGTTCAAGAACTTGAGGAATCTCCTGAACTAGGTTTAAGAAAGTTAGGAGAACAAAAGTATGAAATCAATACTCATCGTGGACTTTTAAAAGTATCTTGGGAAGCATTAGATGATGGTGTCGAAGTTGAAAACATTATTGTTGAAGAGTTAGCTGAAGAAATCACGGCTACAAAGAATGGCAAAATTCTTAATGCTTTAAAAGATTTAACACCTAAAACAGTAACAACTATTGGAGAAATTAAATCAATTCTAAATGTTGAATTGAAAAAACGTTATGCTAAAGAATTTGTCGTATCAACAGATGTATATGATCAATTAGACCAAATGAAAGATAAAAACGGACGTTATTTACTTCAAGAATCTATCACATCAGCAACAGGTTATAGAATGTTTGGTAAAGATGTGAGAGTAATTGATAAAGAAGTAATTGGAGAAAACACAATGTTTGTTGGCTCATTAAAAGATGCAGTTGTTCTATTCTTAAGAAAACAATTATTGGTTAATTACGAAGTATGGAATCAATATGGAAAAGTCTTTTCTCCAATTTTAAGATTAGATGCTAGATTAAAAAATAAACAAGCTGTCATTAAAGTGGATTTCCAAATAGACGGTGATTACCCACATGGTAAAACTGATAATGCAGCACCAAGTACACCAGAGGCTTAATTTAAAAGCCTCTTTTTAATCAATTTAAGGAGTGATTTATATGGCTAAATTCAAGGCGTTATTAAAGTATAAAGACTTAGAGGTAGGTAAAGTAGTAGAACCACAAGAAGAGCTTGAAATGACCGTAAAACGAGCGAATGAGATTAATAAAAAATTAAAAGAGCATGGGACAGTACTTGAGCGAATTGACGAAGTCAAAAAATGAGGTGATTTAAATGAAAATTACTGCAGAAAATTTTGACTTATTAAGAAAACATTGCAAAGTTGATCATCATTCAGAAGATGATTTGATTAAAGAGTATTACAATTGGGCGTTTGTTGATATAGCGAGTGCGGTTACTAGTGAATACAGAAGTCATATAGAGTGGTTTAAGGGGCATCCATTATTTCATAGAGCTGTATTTCCATTAACAGCTTATTACTTTGAAAATAGAATTGCATATATAGAACGTGATTTAAGTTATGCTCCTCAGATGGTATTAAGTACCGTTCATAAATTACGTTATGAATATGCAGTAGATATGGAGATAATAGTTGAATGAAATTTAACAGTAAAGATTTAAACGAAAGAATTTCATTCAATGAGGATGTCAGCAAATCAATTAATGGATTACCTCAACCACCCAAAACTGAAGAGTTATATAGTTGTTATGCCTGTATTCAAGATTCTAAGGAGTCTGATACTCAAACGAGTATTAATACAGGCAGTAAGTTTATAAAAACTTTTATTATAAGAGACCCTAGAGGTGATTATAAACCTAGTAATAAGCATTATGTGATTCACGAAGGTATCCGTTATGATGTTAAGTCTTATAAGCCGGATTATCGTGATAAATCTTTCTTGCGAGTATATTGTGAGGTGGTAATATAGTGGGTGCTAAAATTGAAAAGAACACAGTAGAATCTGGGTTAAGAAGAGAATTACAATCTTTTCCGAGATTGCAAAATAAAGTGTTACGAGAAGGTGCTTCTTCTTTAATCCCATTATTAGTTAAAAATACACCTAAAAGTGAGAGAAGCAAACATGCAAAAGATCATGTAGCGATTTCTAATGTCAAAACTGATAGAGATTCTTATGAGAAATATGTAACAGTAGGGTATGAAAAAGGGTATAGTCACAGAATTCATGTCATTGAATTTGGAACTATGTACCAAAAGCCACAATTGTTTGTCACTAAAAGTGAAAAAGAAGGTAGAAACATAGTTAATAAAGCGATGGTAAACGCTATGAGAAGAGGCATGAAAAAATGAGAAACATTACAGATGAAATATATAAATTATTGGTCAATGATGATGAAATCACAGTTCCAGACAATGTTTTTAAATATGTCGTGCCTCAAAACTTTCATGAAACAACAAACAATCCTATTGTTAGGATAACACCATTGCCGTATACACCTGAAGATTACGCAGATGACCAGCAATTATCTAGAGAATATGATTATCAAATAGATATTTGGTGGTTACAAGATGAACCCTATAAACAAGCTGAAAAGCTTGTTTTTTTATTAGAAAAAATGAATTTTCAAGCTTACTACCGTGAGCCACTTTATGAAATTGAAACATTTTGTTTTAGAGAAATTATACGTGCTAAGGGCACAATATTCACATTTAAAAATTAGGAGGAAGTAATATGTTAAAAAACTTAAAAGAATCAGAACGACTATTAAAATTAAATTTACAGCACTTTGCTAGTACTGGTGTATCTGGTATTGCAATTGGGGTGTCAAACTTCTATTCAGCACCTGTTGAGCAAGATGATGAAAAAGGTATTAAATATGGTCAAGGTATGCGTACGAGATTCCTTCAAGAAATTGAAGTTGATAGACCTCAAGAGTCTGAAGACACATATGGTGATGATATTGTAGCAGCTACAGCAGTATCAAATGGTAAGTTAGAAGTTAAAACTACATTTGTTACAGTACCTTCTGACCAAAAAGCATTCTTGTCTGGAGCGAAAAAAGGCTCTGGTGGTTATAAGTATAGTGCTGCAGATATTCCTCCAGATGTAGGCGTAGTATTTGAACGTCGTAATCATGATGGTTCTAGTGAATGGGTTGGATTATTTAAAGGTAAATTCACAAGACCAGGTATTAAAGGTCAGTCTAAACAAGATAAAGTTGAATTCCAAAATGACGAAGTTGAAGGTAGCTTTATTGATCGTATTTTTGATGAAGCTTCACATGTTACAGGCTATGATGCAAAAGGTGAAACTAAAGGTCGTGACTATGTATTTATGGAAACATTCGGTAAAACGTATGCAGAATTTATGGAAACAGTAGGTTCTCCTATAGTTGAAGAAGCAAAGAACGCTATTAAACCAAGCGAGAACAGTGCAGACGATAATAGTAATTCAGGAGAAAACAACATTCCTGAAGCATAAAGGATAGAGGACGAAAGTCCTCTATTATTTTTTTATTTTGGCCAAATTAAAAAGAAAAAATTGAGAAAGTAGGAATTTAAATGAAACGTACATCAATTGAATTAATTACAGGATTTACAAAGACAGGGAAAGTTCAGACGAAAAAATATTTAGCTAAACCAGTTATTACTTTATATGAAACAATTTATGGTTCAAAACTTTCAGCAAAAATGAAAAAAGTATTTAACGATACTGATTTAGAT